ATGCAGGAAATCGTTCAGATTTGCCTGCATTTTATTTGGTCAATTCAAATAAAGATTATATTTTTGCACCCGCAAACGAAAGGAAATGCACTCTTAGCTCAGTTGGTAGAGCAACTGACTCTTAATCAGTGGGTCCAGGGTTCGAATCCCTGAGGGTGTACTTTCAGATGAAGTTGCACGGGAAATTTGACAATTTATAGTGGATGCACTCTTAGCTCAGTTGGTAGAGCAACTGACTCTTAATCAGTGGGTCCAGGGTTCGAATCCCTGAGGGTGTACCAGACCGTGAGGCAAAACATTGAGAAGTCCTGAAAACTTGACCGGTTTTCAGGACTTTTTTATTATTCCTATCATTCCGATACAATGTTGTTTTTCCAGATCAACGTAAATACAAGCCTCAAAACGAAATGTGATTATTTCCCAAAACGAAATGTGATATTTTAATGCTTGTTAACTCAAAACGAAATGTGATTTTTATAGTTAAATTACACAACATATAAACAAGATGTTTACATCCACTTAAATAGTAATTAAATAATACTTAAACATCTTCTAATACTAATAAAAAAGAGGCTACAATAATGCAGCCTCTTTTTATCAATATAAGATTGGATTAAATTAAATTAAATCTATCCAAGGTACACAGATCCCTTTTTCCATAATATCTAAAAGCGCAAAAACAAAAAATCGAAAAATCGGAAAACAAATTGTCCTTCGTTAACATTTCGAAAGAAAAATAGAAATGATAAATTTGGGAGGCGCACAACAGCAAATGAAAGTATATTGAACGGCTAATGAACAAACATTAAACGTTGTTTAAACAATGTTCATTGGCCGTTCATTTTGCGTAAAAAAGAAGGAGCAATATCGACACTTCGATACGCTCCTTCAGGCAAAATTAGAATTCAGATGAATCCTCTTGACAAATGTATATAAGATAAAATTATCGACAAAACTTAATGAGATAATTCTTGCATAATACAGGAAAAATCACTATATTAGATACAGCAAAATTAGTAAACAGATGTTCAATCAGGTACTGAAAAAGTGCCCAAAAACTTGTATTATGGAAGATTCAAGCAAAAATCCTCTAGGCCTGAATTATAGTGAATCGGGTTTCCGTGAATTTCTTTCGAATCCCTTTCAAAACCTTATTATCGACTTGTCCAATGCTACACTATTGGGAGTTATCGAGTCGCTGATTGCTGTAAAGAACAAATTATCGCCGCGCTATGGGAAACATTATTCGTCGCTGGTTCATGGCATTACAAGCCTTCAGAACGAGTTCCAGTGCGTTCTAATGCCTTATCATGTCACAGATGTATTCTGGTGTAACTTCATACCTTATATGCTTTCTAAGGGGCTTTCTCTCTCTACTATTAAAACTATATGTTCGCAATTAAGAACTGCGATTGCTTGGGCAGCAAAACACAATGCGAAAGTAGCCGGAAGTTATGACATATTAAAGATTCCTCCGTATTGTCACCAGCAAGTTGCTCTGACGATGGATGAAGTTAGTCATATCTATCACTTCAATGTTGCCTCAATCAATCGGCGCAGGCAATGCAAGAATCACCTAGAACGTATTAGAGACATGTTCGTGTTATCATGCAACTTAGGGCAAAGATTCAGCGATATGGTACGTATTGATAAGAGCTGCTTTGACAGGAATATCTTTACAATCCTACAGCAGAAGACCGGAACGTCTGTTCGGGTAGACATCGAACGCATGGCGCTTGACCGCAATACGACTTACGCTATCCTTGAAAAGTATAACTACCAGGCACCGCTGACAACAGACATTACCTGTTACGATAGATACCTTAAGATGTTATTGCAATACATTGGAGAAGAGTTCCTGTCAGAGATGAAAAGAGAAACTAAGATTAACGGGCATGTACGAGTAGAGTTCTTCCCTAAGTGGAAACTGATATGTTCTCACACTGGTAGAAGAACCTTTATAACAAATAATGTATTAAGAGGCTATAATTCTCTGGAGATTATGCGTGCTTCCGGACATAAGTCGTTCAGTGCCTTTGAAAAGTATCTATGCTATTTCAATGACTAAAGATAAAAGCGAAAAGGGTGGTATTATTGCCACCCTTTTTTATGCCATAATATAACTTACCGAGTTACTCTACAGGCTACGAAGCCAATTTTCAATGAATGTAGACTGATACTCATGTGCTTTTGCATTAGGGTGAGCATTAGTTGCAGTTACTTTAAACGCATTATCTCTTAAGGTAACAGCTCTTTCATCTACATCAATACCTAACCTGCCTCCAAGCATCATTGGAACTTGGGGACTTCCCTTTATGTCAAGATACGGAATACCCCATTTTTCTGCGACTTGTTTTACTGCATCATGGTATTGCTGATTAAGCCACCCTGAACTAATAATAATACCAATCTTGGCAAATGGATGATGTTCTATAAGGTATGGTAATACTACATTCCATGCACCATAGAAAGTTTCGTTAGTTTCATCTTCTATTGTACCAAGATTTGTATGCCCTTGGTCATTCAAGCCAAACCAAAGAGTTATATAATCAGCATCTGAAGATATATCTTTGTATCTTTGTAAAGAAAATGGATTTCTTGAATTTATGTCTTCTACCGTACCTGCAACATAATCTTTATCTAATGCCATTATAGAACCATTTATTGCCTCATTGACTATTATCATATTATTTCGTCTTCCGATAAAAAACGGATATACTTTCAACTGACCACTATACAAGCCCTCTGTAAATCTTATATCTCCGGTTGTATCTCCGCTAAAATCCCCGTGCGTAAAACTATCCCCGCAAGATTCCCATTTTTTACCATACAAAATATTACCATCGTTATCGGCAATATTTTTTGTTCTTAAAATAAGGTCATATGTTATTCCTGTGAATATATTCTCACTTAAATTATATGCTGTCGGTCTGTCATATTGGGGGGATGAACTTGGTTGTCCATACCTTGCAAAACCGCACATATATTTTGCGCCAATAGGTATATAATCGGCATTAGGGGAAATAGTAGTTGAACTGCCGCTTATATTTAATGTGGAAGCCAACGGATTGAAGTTTTCGTCTAAAAAACCAATACAATACTTTGTATTCTTATCCATAAATATATTATCTAATACCGTATCTCCCTTTTTAGGTATTAGCAATAATTCTGTCATTGCTATTGCGGAATAGGTTTTAATTTGTCCATCGTCGTTTGTGATATAATACCCAGGTGTTAATGATAAAGGTTTGAAGTACTTCTTATCTAACTTATCATTTATTTTTTCGGAAAGAAACACTTGCTCAAGAGTAATTCCAGTAAAAATATCTTCCTCTGAATAAGCAACCGGTTTATCGTAATTAGGATTTTCTGTAGGTTGTCCATACCTTGCAAATGCACATAAATAATAAGCACCATCAGGGATAAAATCATCATCAGGGTTGATTACTTTACTGTTCCCCGTTTCTGATAAAGTTGTAGACAATAAATTAAAATCTTTATCTAAAAATCCTAATGAATATCCTGCTATCTTGTCCATAAAGATTTTGTCTAAATAGATAGTATATTTTTTAGGTATTAATAAAAGTTCAGTTGTAGCTACTTTACTATAAGTTTTTAATTCACCTGAATTATTAATATAGTATCCAATAGTCAAAGATAGAGGTCTTTGTTTTGTTAATAGGTCATCTTGAATAACCTTTTGAGTGGATTGCTCATTTTCAAGTTCTTTCACTTTATCTATAATATCAAATAGATTATCATCTGTTGAGTACAATACTCCAACAGGATAATTATCTGAATTAAAATTGCTGATAGCAAAAGTAGATGCATTAGATGGAATTAAAATACAAGTATAATCGTATTGTTTACCTGAATTAGCTGCACTTTCAGAAGTGTATGTTTTAAAAGATTTTCCTGTTAAAAACGCATCTTTAGAATCAAATATGTTTATTATATCTGCTCCTTCATAGCCAAATGATTTTACAAAAATAGCAGTAGCCCTATTTGGAATTGAAACTTTTCCTGTATTTTTCCAAGAACCGTATTGTTTTAACGATCCATTTCTGTAATATCCTTGAACTGAAAATTCAACATTTAATTTATTGCTATTTTCTGTACCAAATATATTTTTTAAATTTTCTAACTCGGTAAGTTCTGCCTTCTTAGCATAGTCTTGCAGATCTACACTTCCGGTATCAGGAGCCTTGCCGGTATTGTGCCAAGATCCGGCTACCTGCACATCATATACTGTGCCTGGATATGGTTCTCCTACCCAGGCTGTATCTCCGATTTTAGGGGATGCTATTTTGTCTGTTAAGGATTCTTCGGTTGTAAAGTACCCTTTAAACTTAGTAGTAGCTGACTTTACTTTTTCCAGATCTGTATTGATATTCTGGAAATTCTGATTAATGCGTGCAGACTCCTGTCCCCAGTTGCTATCTGCTAATATTTGTGATAGATTACTCATATCTTATAATTCTTGACAATACCATTTTGTTAAATCATCTGTATTTATAAGGACAAATCTGTATAATTTTCCGGGCAACAATTCTTTTTCATCCCAGTCTGTTCCTGTAGTTTTTAAGGATTGTAGCAAACCTCTATTAAAGAACATTACACTAGATCCTTCCCATTCTTTTTTATACGGAAATTCAATGTAAGCGGAATATTCAGTTCCATATATTTCATCCATGTTCAGCCAAAAATTATTATTAAAGCTATCCATGAATTTACCGATTGAAAATATCCATCTTTTCGATTCTTCATTCAGAACTCCGGATAGGCTGACAAATGGAGAAGATATTATGGAATTTATTTGCAAGAAATTATTCTTATCCCATTTTATGTTTCCACCGGCTAATTGTCCTGATCCGTCTTTATTTAATAATATATTTCCGTTACCAATAGATACCTTACCGTTAAATTCTCCGTCTTTGGCATAAATTGTACCTCGGAATACACCTCCTAAAGCATAGATATAACCCCGTAAGAATATATCACCACCATGGGTAGCAACAAACTTAGCTAGTGACTTCCATTCCTCATCAGTCGGAATTTCTCCGCCCAGTAATTTCTGAACTGTTGCTATCGCCTGTTCAAATGTACCGCCTGACCACATTGCCACATCGGTATCATCGTTGTAAATGCCGCTGATACCAGCATTTACTTTTTCCATAACCCCGTCTACCCATTTTCCAAGCATAATCATAGAAGTCAGGGAAAGTCCTCCTAATGTCTGTGTTTCTCCTTTCAGAGCATCCTGTAAATACCAAAGACTTTTAAATTTATCTTTTACTACATTGGGATCTAATACTGAAGGACACCAGTCGGTCGGAATAGTACCTCTTTCCAACTTTATATCGCATATCGTGGCCTCACCTGAAAATGTAACTGATGTGCTATTACTGTTTGTAAAAACATGAGAATACTTCTTGTAATCATTCGTCAGTTGTTGTGATATGGTACTTCCTCCTACTACAATCTGCAATGAAGTTCCTTTTGCCTTGTAACTTATCACATAATTCTCATTCGGAATAAGCATCAAACCCTGAGAAAGTCTTCCTATTGTAGCAGATACGCCTGATACAGCGTTTTCATCCTGATTAAATGTTGCCGTACCGCTCCACTTGTCAAGTGAGGAGTTATACATTTTTGTATCCTCTTTCAGAGGCGTTCCTGATTCCAGCTCTAAAGACTCAAAATCACCAAGAAACCCTGTATTCAAAAGCAAATTTTCTCCTCCAATTTTTACAGCATTATAGATTTCATCAGGCAAATCTTCAAGCTGAGATGCACCAGTAGAACCAGCTTGTAACTTAACTTTTCCAGCTACTTCAACACCTTCTTCCTGGTCATACTTCATGTATGTACTCCCATTCTTGTCTCCCACATAGGTATTTCCGTATGTAACGGATTTATATATTCCGCTTACCGGGTCATAGTAATCCATCTTCACAGCTTTGTCTTCAAGGCTGTAGGAGTCGATACCCTGATAATACTTGATGGATGGGCTGTCTGTACCAAATGCTGATATGATAATTGCCGACTGGCGTGTCTTGTCCGTTCGATGCCCCAATCCGACAAGTTCATCTCCTTCTTGTGGAACAGTAGAACCTGTATCGCAATCGGTCTTCGACAAATCGACGTAATCTTCACCAACCGCTGTCACCAGTCGCCAGTAGTAAGCCTGTCCGGTAAGATTGAATGTTTGCCTGCGGGCCTGCGTGCCTACGGTAAACTGATTTTTCAGCGTCCTGTCGCCGTCGGTGCGTTCAAAATAACAGCGATAGGCTGTTTCTGTTTCTTCTACCTTGGAAATAGTCATGCCTGAAGGGGACACAACCAACATTCCTCCCACGTGCTTGGCTTCCTGAATAATCAGTTCGATAAAAGTCGCAATCTTACGGATAGTAAGATAATCAAACTCTGCATGACTGTTCCCATCCTGATCTATCTGTATAGCTCCTCCGGTTCCAAGCAACCCGGAAACAAATTCACCCAGTTCAATCCCTTTCAGAAATTTCTGAAGATACGGGTTTTCGTCCGTTTTGTCTTTTCTGTGAAACTTCAAGAGCGAAGCAAGAGCGGAATACACATTATTGTCAGACGGCGTGTTACGGTCAGTACTCTTGATAATATTGATTATCGCTTGTTCTGCTTGTCTGGCCACCTCATATCTTAATGAATCCAAAGAGTTATCTACAGAAGACTTCCATCCCGTACCGACTTCATCCGAACAGGTAATCGTAGCCTGGCACAAGTCATTCAGCTTGCGCTGCACCTTGGTAATACGTGTATCCTTATATCCTCCGGTGGATCCGAAATACTGTTCTGACAGCAGACGCACGTTCCATCCGATACGGAGCGTAGTATTATTCTTTTCAATATAATTTCGGTCAGTAGTTCCGGTGTATTTGTTCGGGTCAAAGCTATAAGTATTCAGAAAATCATCTACTGCCAGCTTGTATTCCTGTTCCGCTGCAGTAATGTATTCCTGCGGCATGGCGAAGTTCCAGGGAATATACTGGTCGCCCGGCTGCGGGATAATTGCACCGCCCGGAATCTGAGTCGTATCATCCGGATACACGTTGATGATTTCCCACTCCCGTGTGTCTTCGTGCCATGCGACCTGAAAGGAGCCGTCAGTTCCACGGCCTGCCAATTCGCCTGTCTGGAATTTCAGCATGTAGTCCAGATCCGGAATCTCGTAGTCTTTCGGATTCCAGTTCATACCGTTGTCCTTGAAATAATATACGGTGTACTTCCGTCCTTCCTCATTCTCTTTTTCTTCTGAGCGCACAGAGGAAATTGTACCAATGTATTTTGGGAATATTTCTGAGAAGGCTGTTTCTTCCGTTTCTTCCTTCACACCATATAGGTCCACGTTCTTATCTACATATAGAGATCGGTCAGGAAGTTGCAGACGGGAATATCCGTATTTTGTCGCATCAATATTACGTGTGCTGCCCAGCGGGAACAGACGGGTAAAGAACTTAACCTCTCCGTTATCTTCCTGCGCCAGGTTGGTAAGTCCCTGAAGATATCCCAGTTCTACCATTTCGCCGCGTTCAGCCTTACAGAGATTTATCACATAACCGTCCGCCCACATTTCCGTATCGAATGTGGCGGCGATGCCGTTGCTGCCGAAAGCCGCATCCCAGCACTTTACATTCCGGTAGTCAATAGTCTTATTATCGGCTACAATTACCGTTCCGATACTCCATAGATTTGCATCGGCACGGCGGTTCATGTTATCAATCCAAAGCTGAAGGTGTTCGCGCGGGCCACCGTCATAACTAAATTCAGAAGTAGTTCCTCCTTCCTGGAACAGCATCAGCGTGTCTTCCGCATCGTGTATCGGCGCATAGAACTTCACGCTATATTCGTAAGTCTGTGTGTTCTTTTGTTTCGGACGATAACGGGATTTTACTTTATAACGCACGCTTTCCAGCTCGATGTAGTCATCCACATCCAGCGGCACGTATTCCGTGTGTGTGAACGACGCAGATACGCTGCATTCTCCACCTATTTCTTCCGTGACAGAAGAAGAAGTGTTCGGGCTGGCTGTCAGTCGAAGCTTATTTGCCTTATCGTATATTTTCAGTTCCATTTTATCGTCATTTAATCTGTGTTTAATCGATTCCTAAACGGATGGCTGCGGCTCCAGAAACTTTACGGAGAACAGCACATAGAAACGGTTGCCTTCGTAGCTTTCGTACCAGTCCGGTTCTGCCGGCATATCCTGATATACCATATTGTAAGTCCGGTAATTCTTTACATTTATCGTAAGCATTCCGGACGTAATCAGCGTCATCATACGCTGGTATTTCTCCAGTCGGTCGTCTGCGGAACTTCCACGAAGCCAGAACTGCAAGGTACGTTCGATGCTGTTCAGCTTCACGTTCGGGTTCTGAGGAAGCTCCACTCCGTTCCGTTCCCGGAAATCGACGGTGGTAATGTCCTTCGCCTTGGGCATACGGAGCAAAGCGTCCATGTTCACGTGACCGCCAGCTTCTGTTTCGCCAAGGAACGCACCGTATTCCGTCCATACGTCTGTTTCGTTGATTGTAAGGTATCCTGTCAAGTCCATATTATTTCAACTGTATTCCGTTCAACTTCAAGTCTTCCATCAAGTCGTATATCAGCACAATGTATGCCGTATGAGATGCTATGGTTGCGAGCGTCTGGCTATCCAGTTTCTGTGTGTTACGGATTTCCTGTACGAATTTGTCTGTATTGGCCAGATGCGTCTGCATGTTTCTTCCTATTGCCTCAAAGGTAGATATGCTGTCCTGACTCATGGTAGTCAGCGCACCGCTGCTGGGCGACTGGCTACTACCGGAGGATGAGCTTTCCCAGCCGAAACTGTTCATAATCTGCTCCCGTTCTGCCAACATATCGTTTATTATATTCTGATAATCTTGTCTGAGCTTATTTACTTCATCAGTAGTTAAACCGCCATCCGCTTTTTCGGTCCAATCTTTGTATAAAGCTTCAATCTTTGACTTGTATTTGTTTGCAATAAGTGATGAGAATACTGCATTCTGCAAATACTTTTCAAAGTTGTCAGCAAAATCCTGGTTGGTAGAATCCAGATCATTCAGCATATCTACAAAGCTGTTTTGGAAGCTGCTGAAATCAACACCCGTCATCACTTCATTCATTTTTTCACCCAAATCATCAATCTGGTCATCACAGGCGATAATCTGTTCCAAGGCATTACGGAATTCAGCGTCCAGTCCAGCCCAAAATGCCCACATGTTATCACGGACATTACGTAACTGATCGGCTGACGCTCCCAGCAAAGCGTTCGTTATATCATTATAGTTACCATTCTGATTTACATACTTATATAATTCTGAGGCATATCCACCCAAATCTCTGTTTTGCCGATATGCAATACTACGAGAGCCCATACTGCTACCGGCAGATTTACGTGCTTCAGCAAGAGCATATGCCTGCTGCATTTTCTGATTCAGCAGATTAACTGATTCCTGATAAGCTTTTTCCGCTTCTTCTCCATAACTGATATCGATATATTGTTGTTTCTTGTCTATCAGCTCATCCCAAATGTCCGACAAGGTTTCATATTGAGATTTCATATTTTCATATTCAGAATAATCCGCGCCGTAAAAAATACCTCCAAGTCCTTTTACTCCAAAAAAGCTTCCAATTGTATCCCACATATGTCCGGCCAGATTACCGACATTCTCCAATATACCTCCGACAAAGCCGGATATTCCCTGATCTCCCAACTGCTCCAAAACTCCGATAATAGAACCTACTATACCGCCTATTTTCGAGTCTGCGTCAGAAAACGCGTCTATCAGTGTCCCGATAGAATTTCCCAGTCGGGAGAGGTCACTTCCAGCTTCACTAAGTCGAATCATACTGTCTGTAACTTTAGAGAATCTTTGTCCGGTCAGATCAGCGGCCGCGTTAACATTAGCCTGAGCGTTGACGACATTAGCCTGAGCCTGATTTCTTTTCTTCAAAGCCGCTTCTTTCTCTGCTTCTGTCCCCAAAATAAGGGATTTATTGTATTCCGACTGTGCCTTTTCCAACTCATTCTGTGCCTCTGCCAATACCTGTAACTGCTCCGGCAAATTTCCAAGCAATCCGCCTTTCTCAATTATATTCTGCTGGATTTCATTTAAGGCTTCATCCAAGACCTTACGCTCATCAATCGCCATGTTTTTATATTCCGGCGACTGGCGGAATTGTTCCAGCTGCGCGCGTAATTTCTGCAACTCTTGTTTCGCTACCTTGTCAAGATTTCCAAAAATCAATTCCCAATTGATACTTTCCTTAAACTCCTCAAAATCTACAGCGGCAACAGCTTCTTTCCCTTTTTCTTTTAAAAGCTTCTTTTCGGCTTCAGTTTGTGCCAAGGCAATTTTTTTAGTATACTCCAAAGCTACAGCCTCTCTTTTTTCCTGCCAGGTCCCATATTGTTTGTTATATTCTATTTCAGCGTCCAGTGTTTTGTCAAGATATTCTTTATTGATCTGGTATATCTTTTCCGCTAATATTTTTTCCGCTAAAAGCCTTTGTTCGTTCGCTTCTGCTTTCACGTCATCATACTGGCTCTGCGGGATGTTGTCACCTTGCTTTCGTGCCTGATCCATTTTGGCGATTGTGTCCCGTTCCTGCTTGTCGATATCAGCTAGCTGTTCATCGTATTCTTGCTTAGCCAGTGCCTTGCGCTTGGCAATACCTTCCTGCATGATTTGCAGACGCAGTTTCTCTGTAGTTTGCTGAGCTTTTACACGGGCATCCGCCAGCTGGGAAGCATAGTCGGTTTTTTCTTTAGTAGATTCTGAAGAACCACCATCCAGTTTATCATCGATATAAGCCGAGGTATCAATCTGCTTTACTATTCCTTCTATGATCTTATTGTTTTTTGCAATCTGGTCTGTATACTTATTGATATTTGACATACGGCGCTCATATTCCTCTATTAGCTTACCTTCCGGAGTATTACTGATCCATTCTTTTGCAGCACTGTCTACGATGACACTTCCTTGGTTTACCTTGCGGTAATTTTCCCACATCTTGTTACGTTCCTTCAATGCTTTTTCATATTCAGTCTTATTCCTGTTTGTCCAGTTTGTATCTGCATTGATTCCTCGCTGTAGCTCAAAATTTTTCTTTGAATAATCAGCTACGATATCCTCTGCCGCTTGTGCCTGACCTTTGCGGATAATGGCTTTGGTTAAATCGTCATAAGCAGATGCGGCTTTCCCCGCAAGGATAGCCTCATTAGTCAGTTTGCCAAAATAGGAGGGATACATCTTTTGTAATTCATCCACAGCCTTGTTTCGTTCTTTCATGGATTTACTGCTATCCTGGCTGGCGGTGTAAAGAATCTTAAGTTTAGCTGATTCCTCAGAAGCGGCTTTTCCACCTTCACGATGAGATGTATTTACAGCTTGTTGTAACTTCTGCGTTTCAGAAAGTTCTTTATTGGCTTTTCCTAAATTCTTTACCCAGTTTGCAATATCCTTTCCAAACACAATACCCAGCGATATAGCGGCTACCAGCGCCGTCTGCCATGAGAATACTGCACCAGCCAACTGTTTCCATACCGGCACACCCTTTTGTCCGGATGCGGCCAGAAGTTCGTTCTGCTTGCGCACATCCGAAATGGCATCCGCCAGCATAGGAAGGTTGTTTGAGATAGCGAGGATAAACATCTGCGGTCCCATGGCAAGTGAAGGCAGCTCTCTAGCTACCTGGCTGAACTGCATCTTCAGGTTGTTTGCCTTACGGGTAACGGCTTCGGTGTCGATGTCAATAGTCTGCGTTTTTGCGGTTTCTTCCTTTGTCTTCTTCAGTTCCTTCAGTCCCGCTTCCAGTCCGCGTACCTGTCCTGTCAAAGCCTGTATGTTGGCGGCTTCCTGCGTATAACTAAGCCCCGCAGCCTTGTTGACCTCCAACTGGTGTTTCTGTTCGGCAATTACCTGTTTCAATGCAGATATCAGTTGCAGAGTCTGATTTTCCACATCATCCACATTCTTACCCACGCTCTGTAGTCCGGCTTTGGTAAGGTCTTTCATGAATATTTCAAGTTCAACAGGTACTGCCATATCCTTAATCTTTTATTGCATAATGGGTAAAGAACTCCATCGGGTTCATTCCCTTTGTCGTGTTCGTGTTATCTGTTTGTCTGTGACTGTTCCTTTGTTTCTCCCGTTCCTCCATTTCCCGGATCTGCTGCATCATATCCGGCTTCTGCGGAGGAACCCAGTGCGGTATGTCTGCCAAAATCATTTGCAGGGTAACTACATTTACCTTGTCCAGAATGTAGTCTATGCTCCAGCCTGTTTCCGTAGCCAGCTGACCTACTACGCCGAAAAGGCTATGAGAAGGTTCCGTATGTCCCTTCTTTAACTCCTCTTGTCGTTTGCGCTTTCGTTCCGGCTCGCTAAGGGCTGCATCTTGTTCAGTGCTGCTGCCGATGCGATAATAATCCCGAAAGACGTGGTAGATATGCTGCTCAGTATCTGACGCCAGGCGGAGGAAAGTTCGTCGGGTGTCATCAGTTCCCGAAGCATCCATGCCACCGGGCGGTTAAGTAATCTTCCCAGTACAGGACCTCGCACAATTCCGTATGCCACCATCCGGCTGATGTCCTTTCCATGCAGGAAGACAAACCGGACACGCTGGTCCAGATTGTATGCGTCATATTCTTCCGGAGTCACCCCGATTCGGAGATATCGCTTGCTGATCCGGATCAGGCTGCGGGTTGTAGGTGTCTTCATCGTAATGCGGAACGGACGTTTCCTCAGTACCGTATGAAGCGGCAGGCTGATTCCCCCGTCACTGAGGGAGATGCCTGCCAGCAGTTCTATATCCTGTGCCTTCATACTTATCCTGCTGCGTCTGCGGTTGAGTCTGCGGTATCAGGTTCCACTCCGGGAGGATAAGTACGGTAACGTCTTTCTTTTCCGTCCGTAGGTTTCAACATATCTACGCGGATACCCATTGCCAGCACATTCTGCATATTGATTCCGTTCTGGAAGCCGTTACGGCTCAGACGGGCGTTGAATATGCGGAAGCTGTGTCCGGAATGCATGGATATCGTCAGCACACCGTTTGCTACAAATTTGACCGGAGGAGTATAAGAATCATCCGCTTCTTTCTTTCCACCGAATACATCGACCATGCTTTGGGCATCCAGCTTGATAAGGTTCATAGTGAACGCATCGCTTCCCGGATTGGTCATAATGCTGTCTACCGGTCCGTCTGTTACCTGTGCAGCCATCACATCCATAAAGGTAGGAGCATTTCCTGCCGGCTGCATTCCGTTTTCATCCAGCCAGCCCAACGTCTTTTCTTCGCCTTCCGATGTCTTAAACTTTACGGCTGCCACACCATACATCAGTCCGTTGCTTGTATCTGCCATAATCTTATCGTTTTTAATGTTTGCTTAAATAGTATTTAATCAGTTGCCAGATAAGGAAAATCCCCAGCAGGGTCAGGGCTGTTCCTGTCAGCCATCCCTGCGCTCCCGGGCGTGTTTCCTTCAATTCATTGTTCACAGTTTCATCGCGTATACGGTGGTCAGTTTCCGTACGAGTCACGGTCACCTGTCTTCCTGTACTGTCGGCTGTCGCCGTGACGTTCACGCCACCTTCTCCGTCTGCCTGTATGTCAATACTCAGACCGTCATTTCTGTAGCTCAGTCCGAATCCGGCAGGAAGCTTACTCAGGTTCAGCCACTGCTCCGCACTCACCGAGCAGGTCGCCGTCCTCTTCGGGACCGGCTCGTAAGTTGTTTGCTCGGTTACGCTCGTTCGGAGGCTGTCCGAGCGGACGGTTCCCGAGCTGGCCTTTCTGCTGCTGGCGCAAGAAGATAATGACAGGACAGCGGTCAGCATACTTGCAAGTATGCAGTTTTCGTAAAGCCGTTTCATGATTGATATTCCGTTCGTTTTGTTTCCGTAGTTGTTTACTAAGTTCCAATACCGTGGCACTCAGATCATCGTAAAGAGTCTTGTAAGTGCCCTCGGTTTCCTTCACCGCACGGACTTGATACACCTTCCTGTCACGCCACCAGGCAATGGCAGTTACAAGCCAACCGGCAGGAGCCAGCCAATCCATGAGTGACTGTAACAGGGTCCAATCCATAATGCTCTACTCTTTTTTAAACAGCGCTCCGATAGCCTTAATCACATCATAGAATCCGCATCCGCTGAGTCCCGCCGCCAGTCCGTAAATCAGCACCTGCCACCAGATATAGCCTGTAAGTAACGGAGTGAGCTGCAAAAGCCATGCAAGGATACATACCACCATGCCCACACCGCATGATATACCGATTTTGGCCAGCTTGCTTGCGGAAATAGCCGGAACAACTTTCAGAATCTGTGTCACCAAGGTAGAAACCAGGGCTACGATTCCGGTAAAGCTACCCAAGTCGATAAGGAACGATGTTTCAGATTCAGCAGCCGGAAGTACGGTCTGCGCAAATGAAGCCAGTGTAATCAGGCACAGGCAGAAAAATAAGATAATCCGTTTCATTTTGTTGTGCTTTATTGGCGTACTACGCCATGGTTATAGTTTCAATATTTGTTTTCTGTTTTTTCCGTCACGCTTGTAAGACACATGCACCCAGGAATAATTCTTTTCATCGATCAGCTGGTCAAAAGGAAGTTGGTTTTTGATGTAATCAAAGAGCTTACGGTTTTCTTCCTTGCTTCCTGCTGTAATGTCGGCAGCTTCTCCTTTCAGATGCTGGCTGCTTGCCGCACCTCCTACCAGCCGGTTCAGTTGCGGACAGCGGTAACCGGAATTGACTGTAATCGGTTTTCCGTACCATTCACGGAGCGGGTCAAGCACATTGTCGGCAAGGGCTTTCAGATTACCCGCCTCCTGAAGAGGCGGTGTATTCTTGATTCCATGAGCGTCGGCGGTGGTACTGGCACAAAGTTCACCCATTGTAAAGTGTTTCATGACTTATCCTCCTTATGCTTCAAGTTCTTCACCAGCTGCGGGATCTTCCTGCAACTTTTCTTCCAGTCCGTTTACACCTTTTTCTCCTCCTTCAGACAGAACCATGGCCATTTTAGCGGCTTCAGCTTCACGGCGTACGGTAGCCCAGTTCTTTTCAGCTTCTACGCTTTGGTCGGAAGTCTGTTCGGTCGTTCCGTCATAACTGTAGATGGCCCCGATGGCTTCCATCTTCTTCGGAAGTACGATGTAGTAGTGACGGAAGTTCACTTCGTTCTGCTGGTAGTCCGGGTTGGTCTGTGCGTCGCGGTAATACATCTTGGTGCTTCCCTGTGCACGGAACACACGCTTGGTGTAGAAACAGAAGGATGCCTGATGGTCAGTGCCCGAGGGCGAGTTCTTGAACGGAACTTTTGTGCCTTCCTTGGTGAAGTACGGACAGTTCTCGAATTCATACACCTCGAAGCCGTACATGTTGGCAATCTTTCCGGTGGTGTAGTTGTAATACTGGTCGCGGAACTTCTGGTCGTCTTCCAGCAGGTCGTTCACGTGATCCGAGCAGAGTACCAGTCGGCGGCCTGCGGTGGGAATCTGCAAGGCATCCAGCTTGCGTTTCAGAGCGATGATATCCTTGCGGGTACATTTCTTACGTCCGTTGTCATCTTCACCTGAAGTAGGCACTACCGGAGTTTTCGCCGTATTGCTGTTCGGAGCCAGCGCATGAGCCGCTTTCTTGAATTTGGCGATAGTGATGGCATCTCCGTGACGCTCAATAACGCTTCCCATCTTGTCGTAAGAGATAGCAAAGAGCTGATCATCCGATACGGCAGTTTTCTTGGTCTGGAATTTGTCAAGACCCAGTGCAATATCCCCGTCCTCCAGTTCCTGTGCGGCGATGGGATACGTCGTGTTGTTAATCAGTACGTCCGGATCTCCGCCCACATCTACCAGGTGAACCACTTCGTTATTTACCGCAGCCGAATAATCGGACACTCCGTCCAGCCAGGAAGCGCTCATTCCTCCGCGGAGTTGCTTCACCAGCTCGCCCGTCCACACTTCGGTATAGACACCTTCCAGGGCGGCACCTTTCGGAAGGAACTTGCCCAGTGCCATCGGAAGCACCACGCCCACAATCAGTCCCCATAATCCTGCGCCCGGTACTCCAAGCAGAAAGAGGATAATGATACTCATCAGCACATTCACCAGTGTGCCGGTTACGAATTTTACGATTTCTTTTCTCATGTTCGTGTTTTAATTTGTGTTCAACAATCAGTTAAGTTCCGGACAGTCCACACCGTATTCAGCCTTGTACAGCCTGCGGTACTGCTGCGGATCGTTCTTTCGCATCAGTTTCAGTTCCTCTGCCGGAACTTCGCTCAGTTTCTTCCAGTCGCCTGCCGCCTGCGAAGTACTGCGGTTCAGCATCATCGACGGCTTTACCGTGCCGTGCATGGCTTCAAAGGTCAGTTTCAGGCTTTCCTGACCAAGTTTCTTTCCCAATTCGATAAAGTGGGCTTTCTTCCCGGCTTCAATCTTTCCGGAAGTTACGGCTTCCTCTACCAGCGAAGTGATACCTGCCAGTCGTAAGGTATCAAGCTCCTTCTCCAGTTTTTCTTTCTCGGTACGCAGCGTAGCGTTGGCTGTCTGGTAGCCGAGCAATACGTTGATCTGTTTCTGCACTTCCGGCAGTGTGGCGGTGTCCGCCAGCCCCAGCATCAGGGCGATGGTTTTCAGTTGTTCGTTCATTGTCTGTAATGTTTGGTTTTCACTAAAACTTTTCTTCAATAGCGGCAGGTCGCATCCTCCTCCCGCATCCAGCCTGATTTCCCGTCCCTCGTAAGAGAGCCGGATGTTGTCGTCGTTTCCGCCGATGTCCACCATGCTGTATTCCATCAGCTTGCAGCGGGTTACGGTAGGACGGGTCTGTCCGGGTTTCAGCAAGGCAGTGTCTTCGCTTGTTTCCAGTATCTCGAAGTTGGGCGAACCCATACGTAGCGTACCCTTTTCCCATTGCTGCTTTGCCAGACGCGATTCTTCGCGTACCTCATCAAACCAGGGTTCGCCGGTCACTTCTCCATCCGCTACGCGTATATCCTTAATCATTCCTATTACCACGCCCCGCTGGTGCATCCAGAGCAGTACGGGATTCCGGTTAAACTGCGTCAGGTCGATGCCTTCGGTACGGATCCACGTGCCGTAGCAGTTCAGCGTTTCGTTCGATATTCTGATTCGTTTTGCCATTTTTCCGTTCGTTTGACGCAAACTTACTCCGCCTTTCCCGTCCGGACAAAAAAGTGTGTAACGGTTACAAGGAAGTGTGTAAATGATGCACTGTTCTCTGTAACGGTTGCATTCCTTTTTCCTGAAAGCACGAAAATGGATGAACTTTGCCTTAAACGAATATTAAATACAAGGTAAAACATGGCTAAAAACGACACAAAACAGGAGCTGGCACGGGTGCTCTACATGAGCGGACTTTCGCAGGAAGAGATTCTTCAGAAAGTGGAAGTGAGCCGTCAGACGCTCAGCCGGTGGATAAACACCCTGGGCTGGAAAGAGATGAAGGCGGCACGCAGCATCACCCGTCCGGAACTGGTGAATAAATTGCTGTCTTCCATCAATTCCCTGCTCGACAAGGCGAACGAGCCGGGAAACGAGGATATGCTGGCCAGCCTGGGCGACAAGCTTATCAAGACAGCCACCGCCATCGAAAAGCTCGAGAAGAAGGCCAGCGTGGTAGACCGTATCGACACAATGATTGACTTTGAGAACTGGCTGGCTTCACACAGGGATGAATATCCCCAGCTGACCAACGAACTGTTCCAGCTCGTGAACCAGCTGCACAACGATTACCTGAATGAACTCTTCGCCCAGAAAGGAGGCTAAGCATGACGGAACAGGAAAAGAAAGAAGCCCTGAAACGATGGCAGGAACACTGCAAGCGAGTGGAACGGATGACCTCGCAGGAACGGGTGGAAACCGAAGCGGAACGCAAGCGGAATATCGCCCGTGCCCTGAAAGACTACGACTGTTTCTGCCAGCGCTACCTGTCGCATTATTGCCAGTGTCCGAATGCGAAATTCCATAACGAGGCGGCACGCTACATCGCCTCCCATCCGGAACTGCGCCTGGTCTGTAAGTGGCCACGCGGTCATGCCAAGTCAGTACACCTGGACATCGGCATCCCGCTTTGGCTGAAGTTCCGTAGCGAGCTGCACGTTATGGTGCTGGTCGGCAAGAGTGAAGACAGCGCCGATGGTCTGCTGGGCGACCTTCAGGCAGAACTGCAATACAACCAGTACATCATCCGGGACTTTGGCGAACAGTACAACAGCGGCATGTGGCAGGAAGGCGAGTTCGTCACACGCGATCAGTGTGCCTTTTTCTCCAGAGGCCGTGGCCAGTCACCCCGTGGCTTGCGTTTCCGTGAAATGCGTCCGGACTACATCGTGGTGGATGACTTGGACGATGATGAAATGTGCCGCAGTGAAGCCCGTGTACGTGAGATGACCAACTGGATAAAGGAAGCCCTGTTCGGATGCTTCGGCGGTAAGGACGGGCGTTTCATCATGGTGGGTAACCTTATCGCGAAAAATTCCGTGCTACAGAAGATCATCGACACGCCGACCGTAAAGACCATTGAGGTGAACGCCATCGATCGCAACGGGAATCCTGCCTGGCCGGAGTTCTACACCATCGAGAAACTGCGCGACCGCGAACAGTTCATGGGCTACCGCTCGTTTCAGAAGGAATACATGAATAATCCCATCACCGAGGGAGCCGTGTTTCAGGAACGGTGGATACGCTGGCGACCGATGCTGAAACTGAAATACTACGAGCAGATAGTGCTCTACATCGACCCTTCGTGGAAATCCTCCGGAAAGAACGACTACAAGGCTGCCGCCATGATAGGTCGTCCCAAGCGTGGATTGAAAACCGCCTCCCACCGGGAACTGCATCTGCTGCGTGCCTTCTGCCGCCAGTGCAGCGTGGGCGAAATGGTTCGCTGGCTCTACGATGTCTACGAGTCACTGCCTGAGGATGCGGCGGTCAGCATCTACATGGAAGCCAACTTCATGCAGGACACCATCCTCGACGAGTTCCAGCGTGAAGGCGACGCACGGGGCTACCAGCTTCCCATCATGCCCGACAAGCGGAAGAAACCCGACAAGTTCGCCCGTGTGGAGGCTATTAGCCCACTGTGGGAACGTGGCTACTTCTTTTATAACGAAAAACTGAAAGAAGACCCCGACATGCGGGCCGGAATCGACCAAACACTGGCTTTCGAACAGGGCAGCCGTGCACACGATGACTTCCCCGATGCCAGTGAGGGGGCAATTTATAAACTACAGAAACAAACCCGTGAGGCTTCGTTCACTCCCCGACTGGGTGTAAGGCGACCTCCTAAAAACTCATGGTAATTATGTTTATCACCGAACAAGACTACATACAAGTCAGCGCCGACGCGCTGAGAATCATCCAGCAGGCCACGGACGACAACCGCCTGCTGGCCGAACGCCGTGCCATGGACCGGATAGCCAGCTATCTGGACGGACGCTATGACATGCAGGCGGCCTTCACCGCCGAAGGAGAAGCAAGGAACCTCGACCTCGTGGGACTGGTGGCTGACCTGGCACTCTATTTCATGGTGCTCAGCCTGCCGCAGAAGATGGGATATGAAATCCGGAAGGAACAGTTTGAAAACGCTGTCGCATATCTGGAGAAGGTACAGGCTGGAAAGGCGGTCATGAACCTTCCCGAACTGCAACCCACGGGCGAAGAAGGAGAACAAACCGGCGCCGGTATACGCTACGGCTCCGACAAACGTAACAATTATATCTGGTAACTACTATGGCAAAGAAACCGAAAATAGAATATCTCAACCGGATGAATGCCGCCGAAAGACGGCGCATCAAGGAAATGAGCGTCAAGCTCCAGCTGCTCACGGAAGCATTGACACGGCGTGACCTGGCCGACTGGCGGCGTGCATGGCAGATGGCTATCAACGTAGACAACCCAAACCGTACCCGTCTGCTGAATCTTTATACCGATGTGGATGCCGACCTGCACCTGACCGGATGCGTGCAACAGCGCATGGGATTCGTATTGAACAAGAGTTTCAAGCTCTGCGACGCGAAGGGTGTGGAGAATCCGGAACTGACGGAACTGCTGGAGGCTCCCTGGTTTAAGGAATTCATGCGAATGGCACTGGAAAGCAATTACTACGGTCATTCACTTATTGAACTGGGCGACGTGGTGGAAGTGGACGGACGGATGGCCTACAACCGGGTAAGCCTGATTCCCCGTACCCACGTCATTCCCGAATACGGTGTCATCATCACCCACGAAAACGACACCTGGCAGGTGGGCTACGACTACCGGAACAGCGAGATGAAAGACTGGTGCATCGAAGCCGGAGGCACACATAATCTGGGTCTGTATCTGAAATGCGCCCAGCAGACCATTCCTAAAAAGAACATGTGTTCGTTCTGGGATATGTTCGGAGAAATATTCGGTATGCCGCTGCGAGTGGCTACTACTACCAGCCGCGACCCGAAGGAATACGACCGTATTGAACGGATGCTGCGTGACATGGGAGCAGCCGCTTACGGCTTGTTCCCCGAAGGAACTACCGTCGACCTGAAGGAAAGCACCCGTGCCGATGCGTTCAATGTGTACGACAAACGCATCGACCGCTGTAACTCGGAACTGTCGAAAGGAATCCTTACCGTCACGATGACCATGGAAGACGGGGCAAGCCTTTCGCAGAGCGAGGTGCACCGCAAGATGCTGGAAAACCTGATTCAGAAGGATGCCGACCTCATCCGTGACCTGGTGAACTGGCAGCTCATCCCTCGCATGATCCGTCACGGATTCCCGCTGAAAGGTTTCCGCTTCGCGTGGGATGAATCGGTAGATTATACTCCCGAACAGCAGGTAGCCTACGAGCGTTTGCTGCTTGAGCATTACGAAGTAGATCCGAAATACTTTGTCGACAAATACAACATCCCGCTAAAACGGCAGAAGGACACGTCCTCCGTAGCGGTTCCGGAAGTTAGGAAAACAGCACAACAGAAGTCCGGAAAGGAAGAGCAGAAACTGGTATTACCGGAAGGAGAACACCCTTTTTTCGACTAAGCCCCGACGATTATAAGGGGCTGCATCAGCGGTACGCCGAAATCGTAGGCTATAAGCTTTCTATTCACTTGTCTTTCGATAATAGCGCAATACGGAAGAAAGCTAAGGAATGGGCTTCAGTAATAAAAGACCCGGAAACTAGAGATGTGGCAGAGGAAGCGGCTGAAATTTTGTTGCGCCAAGGCTTTGAACTTCCCAGAATACAAGAAAAAGATTTAGGAGGCAAGACAAAACGAGGACTGGTTTTTGCAAATTACAATGCTTTCGGAAAAGTTATTAATGTAAATAACAATAAAGCCATCAGAAAAGCAGGTGGATTCAGGGGATATCAGCAACAGGCTGTAAAGTGGGGATGGTCGGCCCAAGACAACGCAATACTGCATGAACTGGCTCATTACATTGATTCGGTAATTAATCCGGATTATGATAAGGTGGAACATGAATGGGACGTAGAATTAGACCGAAAGCTTGTTAAGAAAGAGTTATCAGAATATGCTGCTACCAACAGAGCGGAATATGAAGCTGAATTAATATCCGGAATTCTTAGAGGGAAGGTCTATTCGAAAGAGATTCTAGATTATTCTTATTTTGCTCATTTGGACGACGAAAGAGCAAAGAACATTCTAAAGTTGGGAAACGGAACTATTGTTAATGATTCCGGACTTCCCCGTGAGTTTGACAAGATGGCTGAAACCGTTTATAAGAATCCGGAGAAAGATGCTGCGGTACTGCTTACTGACAGCGATGTAAGAAAGTTTATTGAGCGTCAGAAGCTTATATTCGACAATGCGGTAGATACCGCCTTGAAGGAAGTACCGCTGGACGACATTTCCGTGCAGCGTCTGAAGGAATCGAACTACGTGTTCAGCGGTATCAAGACCTTCCACGAACTGAACGAGGTTTTCCCCTCCCTGCTGGATGAGGAAGGAAACCGCAAGCCGTTTAATCAGTTCTTAAATGATGTTCAAAAGGTGTATGACACCTACAACGTGCAGTATCTGCGTACGGAATACAACTTCGCCCAGGCTTCCGCACTGATGGCGGCACGATGGAAGAAATTTGAGCAGGAAGGCGACCGATATAACCTCCAGTACCGGACCATGTACGATAAACGGGTACGACGTACCCACCGGATGCTGCATAACATCACCCTGCCCATCGAAAGCCCGTTCTGGGACAAATATTTCCCGCCCAACGGATGGAACTGCCGCTGCACCGTGGTGCAGGTGCGCAAGGACAAATACCCCGTGAGCAACGAGCAGGAAGCTATGAACCTGGGCAGTCAGGCTACCACCGGAAAGTATCAGGAAATGTTCATGTTCAACCCCGGCAAGCGGATGACAACCTTCCCGGCATACAACGGCTACACACTGCGCAAATGCAACCGGTGCGAAGTACGCCCCGACAAGATGAAACTGGCTGCCGACATTCCGGACAATGAGGTATGCCAGGCATGCAGGCTACTTCAGGAAATGCGTGCCGGAAAAGAACGGTTACAGGAACAGCGTAAAGCAGCCCGACAGTGGGCTAAAGAGAATCTGGTCGGTAAAACCGTGCTGGTGCAGGGAATACAAAACCCTGTGGAATTTACCTCAAACGGTATCAAGGAAGCATTGAACCAGCCTCACAAATTTGTAAGGGCAAAGAATGAAGCAGTCTATAATCTGATTAATCTGCTGAAAGATGCCGAACACGTTTTGGAACGTCCGGATGAAAAGGGGAATCCCATGGTCATGAAATATCATTACCTGCGCATCCGCATAGCCGATGAGGATTCATTTGCCGTAATCCGGGAACTGGTGGACGGAAGATGCCAGTTTTATTCCATCGTGGAGAAGCTGAAAAAAAGGAAAGAGAGCGACTGAAGCCTTTAGTGAAGGATCTGCAATCCAACCCAGTACTTCGAGTCACTCTCTCTTCTGCAAAGATACGATTAATTCATAAAAAAAACAATGCGTAATGGCTGAAAAATCAAATCAGGTAACCCGTGACCTCCAGCGGCGGGTAAACCAGTTGATAAAAGAAACACTGAAGGACATACGGACGGAAGCTTTGGATGAATTCGACCGGAACTTTGAGCGGGAAGCCTTCTTCAATGAGAAGTGGGCACGCCGGAAATTTAATGATGACAAGAGCCGTGGACTGCTTGTCCAGACCGGAAACCTGCGCCGAAGCATTACAGGTCGTATCACCAGCCGCGACAGTGTGGTGATTGAAACGACTGAACCGTATGCCAGAATTCATAATGAAGGCGGAACCATTACCGTGACTCGGAAGATGAAGGCTTACTTTTGGTATCGTTATCAGACCGTGACCGGAGGAAAGGCTGCCGACGGATTCAGCAATAACCTGCAACGGAAGAAAAACGGCGCACCGCGCAATAACAAACGAAACCGTGCGCTTACTGCCGAAGCAGAATTCTACCGTGCCATGGCTTTGAAAAAAGCCGGAAGCAAAATCACCATCCCCAAACGCCAATTCATCGGGAATCATGAGGACCTGGAGAAACTGCTGAAAGAAATCTTTTACAATAACGCTAAAAACTTTGATACACTATGAGAAGAATGCTTTATCTCGGCCTGACCGAAAGGCTGAAAGAATTGAAAGACGACGGCGGACAGCCGCTGATCCGGCACATCGACCTGTGGAACGAGCAGGTGGAATTCATCGAACAGGAAGAGCCGTTCGACACCCCGGCTGTGTTTATCGAATTCCGTCCCGTACAGTGGCGCACGCTGGGAGGAACCACCCAGCAGGCAGACGTTCCGTTCCGGCTGCATGTGGTCACGAAATGGAAAGGAAGCGCAAGGAACGGAAGCGTGTTTCAGGAAGAATCGCTGGAACGCTTTGATTTGCTGGACAAGATTGACGCGCACCTGTTCAACTTCTTCCTCTCTGCTCGGAATGAATCTGTCTGCATGACCCGCCGCACGGGAAGCAGCACCAACCACAACCACGAGGAACTGGTGGAAGACATCAGCGATTTCACCTGCCAGGCCACACAGACGTATTAACCGAAAAGCGTCAGCTGCCGCTCTGCCTGGGCGATGCGCTCCGTCACGCGCGGATCGGCACTGGCGTTGATAATGTTATAGAAAGTCTTTTCGCAGATGCGGTATTTCGGCCAGATATATCGGCGCAGGATTTCCCGGTTCGACAGTCCGCTCCGTGCATGCTCATCGTAAATACGCACAATGTCCTGCACGCGGAAAGCATAGCTCATCCCCACTATTTTCTGACGGTTTTTCTTGACCATATTATCCTGCTGACTTTATCGCAAAATTACAAAAAAATGCGGACATTATCTTATTCACGCACATAATAACTGCTTTTACGACAGCCCGGACCTGTACAGCCGTAGATTTGCACTGTCTAGACAAATTAACCACATTTTTACAAACATTTAAAAAAGACAGACACATGGCTATCAACTATTCTATTGCGGCTTACAAGAAGCCGGGAGATATGGAAGGCACTGCGAAGTATTACGCCAAGGCACAGGCGAGCGGAACAGTCGAAATCAACGAGCTGGCGGATGATATCGCCTACAGTACGACCTTGACCGACGGTGACGTGCTGAACGTGATCCGTGCGCTGATCAAGCAGATAAACCGCCACATCGCCAAAGGAGAAATCGTAAAACTGGAGAATCTGGGAACATTCCAGGCTCAGATACGCAGCAACGGTTCGGAAACGTCGGAAGACTTCAACGAAAGTTACATCCGTCAGGTTCATCTTCAGTTCCGTCCGGGACTGGGACTGCAAAGCACGCTGGCACTGGAGAACCTTCAGTTTAAGAAGGTAAAATCGTATAAGGAGCTGGAAGGCGAATAATTTACCGCCGGAAAAATGATCTATTACCCTGCGGAAACAGGACGTTTACCGCAGGGTAATTTTTGCAGTACAAAAAATAATTCGTATCTTTACCTATATGAAAGCGATATACCTTACAGACCTGGCTCAGCAATATTTCCCTAAATCCAGTACCCGGAGTGCCGTAGCGCAGCTTCGCCGCTGGATAGTGTTGAACGAAGACTTACAGCAACGGCTTACGGAACTGCATTTCCATAAGGGACAGCGAAGCCTGACTCCCTTGCAGCACGAAGCGATATGTCATTTCCTTGGAGAACCAGGTGAATAATATACAGCAATCCCCGGCATCGGTTTTTGGTGTCGGGGATTTTTTCTGTATTATTGTCTGATACACTTACGAAGGCTTTCCAGCAGGAAACGCACATTCGACACATCGGTTTGGTCTTGCTGTACAGGACTTCCATAATCAGTGTCCAGTAATCTCATGACTGCCGTAAACAGAATATTATCCAACGAGGCAACAGTTTCTTCAATATCATCTATTTTCAAGTACTGTTCCCATTGTTCATAATTGAATTTAGTCGCCATAGGTCAGTCCTCCTTGAATTCTATTTTGTACTGCTTGTTTTTCAGTTCCAGACGTCTTGCCTCTTGCTTCTTGTCGTATTCCAACTGTTCTATAAGGTCTTCCGTGATAAAGTTGCGTCCGAACAGCTTGATGATACATGCAGGATAATTCCTTTTTCGTTTTGCCACCGAACCGCTGCGTGTGCTGTAGCCTAATGCTTTCAGCATATCTGTGTAAGGGTAGAATTTCTGACCAAGATAGTAGATACCTTCCACTCCGTTTCGGTTAAGACTGCCTTGTGATGCATAGATACCGGTCTTTCTTAATGCAGGAATAACCTCTTTTCTAATCCAGCGTTTGAAAGGTTTTGCTTCAGGCTTTCTTGCTCTGACAATCAATCCATACAATCCAGACTCGCATACTGCGTTCATTTTCTGCTTTCCTCCAGGGGTGTCGGAAATAACGACACCCTTTTCATCGTCATCCAAATCAGAAACTGCTTCACGAGAGTTTTTGATAAGTAATGCCTGACATACGTCTTTCGCTACAAACCAAGGTTCGCCGTTAATCACTTGTGCGCGAATGCACACGTTTGAATTCTCCTCGAAGAATCTTTGCAGGGATGTTGCCTGCATTTCGTTTTGTTTTACCATAATTGTTTGATATTTAAATGAGCATTTGTGCGGATGATAAAAAAAGAACGGCATCCGCTTAACCCGTCGCTCAAAGTCTATCAAACAGGACTCGCATACGTCATTACAACGTATGCACGGGTGCAGATGCCGCCGTATTATAGACGGTTTGCATACAGGCATAAAAAATGCCCGGATGCGGCGCAATCGGACAGAACTCGCTGTCCTGTTTGATATGTTAAAAACTTTGAGCACCGCAAATATGCAAATTCTTTTTTATTATCCAAGCACGCTTGCCCGATTTTTTTCGGAATATCCCGAATTTTGTTCCCGGATAGGCGGTCAGACCGCACCGGGATGGTGGTTATTAAAGGTCTATAATTTCAATTTTCAAATCACGTTCCAGCTCACGCATCATGTCGATAGTGTCATTGTTTTCCACATCGAAGCAGATGCCCAGGTATTCCGGGTTCTGCTTCGAACGCTGCACCTTCAAGTCGCAGGGGCGGCTGTGCTTGATCCATAAAAACATAAACTGATTGATTGCGCTGTAATGGACTTTGGCTGCCACCCTGCGAGGCTTGAACAGATTAAGGTTCTGGTTCTGCATAGGGTTCAATCTGTTTGATTACTGTTCCGCTGAGCCAGATGCGTCCGCTGCCCTGGCATTGCGGACATACTTTCTGTTCGGGGTACTGGTGCAGCACATCTTTCTCTGCATATACGGTTACTGAGCCGGTTCCTCCGCACTGGCGGCAGAGGCATACGCGGCGATGGATATAAGTCTTCTCTGTATTCATCTCTTATCTGCGTTTTCAAATTCGGGTTTTACATCAGGTTCTGCTTCGTATGGGTACACATCCATGATGGCGGTTTCTGATACGGAAGCTATCACGTAATCAGCCATAGTATCTTTCATTCCTTCGTCCAGCTTCTTGATGGCGTCGCGAAGGTCGGAAGCTTGTACAAGTACGTTGCTGGCAATACGCTTTTCTGCTCCGCTCTTTTCATCCAGTGTAATAAACCAGAGTTTACATTTGAACCAGCGGTCGGCAGACTCTTCTTCACTTGAGAACAGTTCATTGTAATTAGCTTTTGCAACTCCAGCCACCTCAAACTCTCCGCTAATAAACGGTGTCATTTCTTCGATGATACGGCTTTCGGCTTCGGTGAAGCTGAGAGCATCTACCAGATAGGGTTCTGTTACTTTCTTCTGCATTCCGTTTTCCATCGTTTTCTCATAACGGATTTTGCATGTAAACCAGTTGTGCATCATAATTCTTCTGTTTTTGTTGATTGTTTAAATATTACGTTAGTATGGTCTCTTCTCGAATCGTCCGTACAGTTAAGCCCGTTACCGTAGCAGGGGATGGCGTGCTCAAAAAACCAGCATCCGCTGCAAGGTTCTTCCTGATCTTTCACCTCGGCGACCGCGAGCGTTTGTCCGTGCCAGGTGAAGGTTTCTCCTAATTTGTGCTCCATGATTCTTTTATCTTTCTGATTAATTCATTCCATCCTTTCCGTGCCATGCGTGGTTCCATCCAGCAGAGCCAGCCAAGTATATCGAGCATTCTTCCCGCAAGTTTCAGAATAAATCCCAAAATAATCAGCGGACCGATGATAAGAGAAAAGGCTGTGAAAAGAATGATTTGTGTACGTTTGTTCATTATTCGATGTAATAAGATGTTATTACCAGATTGCTTCGCATTATTATGAGAGATAACCGGTTATCGTCTTCTCCGAGCAATACACGGACAGAAGCCCGGCGTGCGTCTTCCTCATTTTTTAATTCTCCAAGACAGCACTCCATTATCATTTTCAGGCGAAGATATTCATCACGGGTAGGCTCCAGTTCCCGGTTCTGAGTTACACGGGTCATGTACTCGTGCAGCTTCTTCATCCAGCGCGGCCACTTGTCACGCCGGATGTTAGTCTTAAAGGTTAATTCAGCCATAGCTATTCCAATTTAATAATTTCGCATTTTTTCAGGAAAGGAGATAAATTACGGAAGTTGCAAGCATTGATGAAGCTGCTGAATTTCCTTGCCTTTTTAATATCTTTCACAAAACATAATTCATACGAATAATCCGATGAAAGTTTTGGGTATCCTTTTTTCAAGTAGTCACCAGCTCCTGTCTTAATGACATATATTCCTTTTTCTCTACTTTTAATGTTTTCGCCCGTCCAACAATGTATGCAATGAGGCCCTGAAGGTGCATTATAATATCCTTCGTTAGGGTTTATTTCTATTCCACATTTACAACATAATAACTTATTCATCTTCCTTTTCCTCCTCAATCCAAAATGTGATAACGGGTTTATCGTAGACCGTGTATACCGTGATGCGGTTATCTGTACGTTCTATCTTATGAGTTATACCAAGTTTGTTTTTAGAGTTTCGAACGATGTATGTAAAGTTGTTCAAATACTTTTCTATTATGTCCATTTCTTCCTTTGCTTGCTGTTGAGTAAGAGATTGTATTGGAAATCTCTTGTGATAGTATCCCGATATTTCCAATGCATATTTAGGAAGAGGTTTCTTTATAAATTTCCTTTCAATTCTGTACTTTTCCATCTTTTTCCCATCCATTAAGTTCATAAACCATATCCCGTGCTTTCTCTTTGGATCGGCACTCCGCTACGGGAGTGCCTTCACATGTAGACTGGGTATATTCATTCCGATATACGATCCAAAGAGGACCACGGCGTTCATACGTGTATTTAGGCCGTCTGGACCGCATCGCTTTCCTTTTTGGGTTCTACGTAGAAAGATTCATCCTGCACCACCTGTACACCGATGTTTGCGAACTGTTCCGCAATTTCAGGAATGTCACGGTCGGCCAGCAGCTTGTCTTTAGCCAGTTCCTCGGTTGTGCGGATATACTGTGGAAGGAACTCTTTGCAGAGGTTTGTCACAGCTGCCCAGGTGAAACCTTTCATGTTCTTCAGCTTCGGGTTGCCGGTGCGGAAACCAATGATGCCGTGTGCCGATTCCAGACTCTTTTTCTTAGAGAAAAGCGTGTCCTTGTTTTCGGTGGCATAGGTCTGCATCACTTCGAAAGAGCGGTCTTTCGTTTCGTTCAGTTCTGCCAGCTGGTCGGCGTACTTCTCACGGATCTTTGTCATTTCCTGGTCCATCTTAGCTGCGATAGCCTGAGCCTTTGCGTCTGCCATCGCAAAATCGGCAAATGCCTGTTCGTACTGGTCGCGGCTTACTCCGCTGATTACTGTTTTCTTGGTTCTTTTTGTTGCCATTTTAATTGAGTTTTAATCGTTATTTAAATTCTGTATAACACAAACGTATTTTTGCTTCTGGATTAATCCCTTGTGCCAATTTCCTTACATCCGTCAAGTTGTCGGTTCGCCAGCATGAGCGGATGCTTTTATTCGGTCTGTCATGGAAAGAATAAATGATCCTCCATACGATGTATTTCTTCCTATTCATCTCTCATATCCTCCATTGCCGCCATGTCATATTCCATCTTCAGAGCTTCGTCTGCCTGCTGTCCGCAGAAGTTTTCCAGCTCACGGAGTATCGTTACACGGTCGCCGAAATCAAACTGCTGCATGCGGTTCATAATGTCATTCTGGATTTGTTCGATTGTATGTTCCATGATTATTCCTTGTTTGATTTACTGTCCTTGTAATCTTTCACTACCGGGCTACCAATCAGCTCGCGTCTGCTGTAATACACGCTACGTCCTTTCTGATATCCTGTTATCAGCCCTTTGTTAGCCCATCTTTTTATAGTTGTTTTTCCACATCCTATTAATCTGCATGCGTCAGCCTGACCTATCAAATCGTCCGGCGCTTCTGAAATATCCTTTCTAGGTACTTTCTCTAAAGAACCCACCCTGAGTCCTAATCTTCTTTCTACACGATCCAATCGGCGCAGAAGCTTCTTGTATTCCGAGAGGCTCAATGTAATAGTTTCTTCTTCCTCTTCCGGTTCGTCCTCCAGATCCGGACAGATGGAACTGATACCAATCTTTCCGGCGAGGAACTGGGCTGCATCGCGTGCGGCATAGAATAGGGTTTCGTTTCGCTCGTCTTCCGGAACGTCGCGCACATACTGATTGAATATCCATGTTTCGCTGCGCTTCATTTCCAGGACTTCCACCTGTATTCGGCTCGCTGCGTCTGTATAAGCCTTCAAGTGCTCTATTGCCCGATTTATTTCTGATTGTTTTCTCATTTCTCCTCCTTTCTTGCCATTGCCTCAAACTGTCGTTTCACTTCCTTCAGTTCTGCCAGCGACATTTCCGTCAGGTTCTTGCGGAACTTGCTGCGTGTGCGGCAGAACTGGTTGATTTTAGCTTTGTTCATTTCAAAATCCTCCGGTGTGTCGTTCGTGTAGTTCCGGTTCAGGCAGGAAATGCGGAACGACAATGAAAATATCTGCTTTACCAAGGCACGTGCTTCCTTACGTATGCGGTCGGCTGATTCCTTGTTGAAGCGGCTCAGTAGCAGTCCGGCTTCTTCTTTGGTCAGCCCTGAAGTACTGTCTGTACGACCAGCTGTGAACTGGCTGATAAATCCGTGGCGGTCTTCATCGGTAAAACCCATCTTGTGAAACTGGGCTTGCAGTGCCTTGATCTGCTGCGGGGTTATGAAGCGTTCTTTCATTATTGTTTTCATGACTGTGTGTTTTATGATTATTCTTCTCCGTGATATTGCCGGGCTTTCTCCGGCACGATGTCGTAATGTCCGACGGGTCCGATAAACCGACCCTTTGAAAAGGCTCTGAAACCTTCCACGTAGATTTTCAGCGAGGCATCGTACATCACTCCTTTGGCGGCGCGTCCGTTTGGCAACTGGCCTTCGGCATGGCTGATGAAGATGAGCAGCTTCCGTTTGTGCTGCTCCTTGAAGTCGATATACTGGCGGTACGTCATGCGGGTATACTGGAAGGAGTCGATTACCACGATGTCGGGACTTTTCTGTCGCCGAAGACGGATGCTAAGCTCTTCCATGCTCTCATTGTCAATCAGCAGAAACCTCTTGTTTACTTCCATCATGCCTGTACGCCGTATGGCATCCTGCATAGTGCGGCAAGCACCTTCCTCCATGGAGTCGTAAGCTACGCGACCAAAACGGCACAAATACTTGCAAAGCTGAAGGGCAAAACTGGTCTTTCCGCTTCCGGAGTTTCCCCAGATGATCCAGACTCCACGGCGTTCCGGAGTGCCAAATGCTTCATACCAGGGACCATCAAACTGCATTACATCAAATTTCATGGATAGAAGCTCACGGACACCTTTTGCGTTGCGATCGAAAGTAAACTTCTTTTTCTGTGGGGGTGGGGTAGTGTCTTCTTTATTCATTGCTTCCTCCTTTCTTTATGCGGGCTTCGATAATACGTTTCTGACGGTGGATGCATCGCTTCACACGGCGAAGGTCGTTGTCGCTTCGCCTGGCATCCTTCAGCACCTCTTCGATATCGGCACGGTCGGTCAGATTGTTAGCCTGACAGATGGCGTATATGTCATTCTGTTCCGTGGAAGATACATCGAAGAAACGGCGTCCGATACGGCTGTTTATTTCCTTGTAACCTTTCTTGTTGTAGCGAAGTCCGGCTTCCATGCGGCGTTTGATGTAGTCGGTGCTGAGAAACACGATGCCGGAGTGTCCTTCCAGACGGTTGTAAATGCTGATAAAGTAATTGAATACACTGTCGGTTAGCTTGTCGCCTTCATCGAATACCAGCAGCGGATTCCCCAGGAAAGAAATCATGCTGATGGCATTTTCCAGCATATCGCGGAGGTTGGTCGTGTCGGTGGGTGCGCCTACCTGTTTGGCTATCTCACGTACGAAATCTGAACGGCGCATGTCTTCAGAACATAAGATGTAGAACACGTTGCGGTGCGTGCGGCGGTACTCGATGGCTGCGGTAGTCTTTCCGCATCCGGCATCGCCAACCACCCATGTCACGTTCTTATATGCCTGTGCGTCACTCAGCGCAAAAGTGATTTCCTTGAAGGTCTTTCCCTCGTGCAGCGTCCACGAATCGAAGGCAAAGCCTATCTGCACCGCAATGCGGGTAAACATGTCATCACTGATCAGGTCATATTTTCCGTTGCACAACTGGCTGACGGTGGCAGAGCTGACATTTTGCAGACTTTCTGCCGCACGGTTGCGGGTAGGATAATTTTCACAATAGGCAATCAGTGCGGTACGCACCTGTTCTTTCATTTCTGTAGTAAATTCCATTGTCTTAATAGGTATTTAAGTATTGTTTAATCAAATCGTTAGAATTTTCCCAAGCTGTCAAGTTCATCAAACGTCAGGTTCGATACTTTCTTTGTCCAGTCACCGGCTGATGCGAAAGTCAGCGGTTCGTCTGCCAGTACAGGCTCTTCCGGAATGTCCGTGTCGGGCATCTGTACCGGAGCTTCCAGTGTGCCTCTCTTCATTTCCTCACGGTATCCGTCAAGCTGCTTTTCGCTCACCGCAACCGGGCGCGGAATGCGGAGCTGGGTGTATGCCTCGCCCATGGCTTCCTCCATAAACAGTTCCTCTTGTGCGATGTGCATGGCTGCACGTGTGCGGCGGTTGGCTTCCAGCTGCGCAAACAGATAAGCGTTTTCCTCGTCGGTTCGTTCCAAAGTTGCACGGTGGATAGTGACTTTCGGTGTGGCGATGGCCGCATACTTTGCACCCGTGTCAGTAACCGCCCAGAGTTCAATGCGGGTCATGTCTTCCGGATCATATCGGTAGAGGAACTGACGGCCTACGTTCTGAAGGTGGAAGTTCATGTCTACCAGTCCGTCATCGCCATACACCATGTAGCTGTATTCCTGCTTGTTCATGCGGAAGTTGAAACCCTCCTTGGTGTATTGCACCGGAGCCTGAGAGAAGAGCATGAAGATTTCGTGTGCTTCGTAATCATCCAGCGGTTGGGCTTTCGGATTCTCGATGGCGGTGTACATTTCCAATCGGGTCATGCCGGTGGGGCTGGTAGGATGCTGCATCGAGTTCCATTCTTCGCGACAGTCGGCATACTGCTGTTTCAGTTCCTCCAGCGTGGGCAGGCGGTCGATGTTCGACATTACCAGGTCAATATTGGCACGGCTGGAAAGCTTCTTTGCCGTAATGTTCTGACCGGTGAAGTTGTAAAGCTTGTGAAGTACCTGCTGCTGAAACCGTCCGAAAGCGGACTCTATGGATTTGGACTGGCCGTTGTGCGGCATCGTGGTTTTGTGAAGATGGCAGAGTTTCTTGAAGAATCCCTGCGAAGCCAGCTTCTTGTGTCCTCCCTGGTTATCGGTCACTATCTCGTAAGGCTTTACCTTCCATGTCTGGAGTGCCATACGGTATGCCATGTACTGGACGAAGAAATTTTCGCCGTCACCGATAAAGTAGCCGAGAAACAGTTCCGTGCAGGCATCCATCACTTCGTACACATCCGTTGTTCGTGCCACCCATCGCTTCTGCCTGTCATCGTACGCACGGTAGTAAAGGTTTATCTTCGTACCGTCTGAATACCACAGCGAGTTAGGCATGGACGGCATTACCGTATCGAAGGTTGGCATATATTTGTTCTTGAATTCCCTTTCGCCGTGAACAGCAGAAAACCACCAAACCATTACCGCCGGATCGTTCAAGTAACTGTGCATCGTAGTAGGACTCTTGATAGTCTTTAGTCCGCGAAGCACCGCCTGACGGTTGTATTCCTCAAAGAGCTGCATATCGGTGTAGACAGGGAACTTGCTTCTTCGAAGCTTCAGCAGAAGAGCACCTTCAGCCTTTCCGATGCGGCGTGCGGCACTGTTGCCCAGGTTACCGCTTACCAGTACCCCATATCCATCTCGCTTGTAAGCATTGAACTTCTCACGCAATCGTGCCGGATTCTTCGGCAGTGTGTGACCTGTGATTTCGCGAAGACGCTCACAGCAGATCTGCACACTGCTCCATGTTTCCGCACGGCGGGCAAAGCCTCCTTTGGCATGTTCCACACTGCGTGCCTTCTCTGTTCGCACCATTTCGTTCATCACCTGAGCGTTCAAGATGTATTCCAACTGTCTATAAGGTTCGATACGCGGCTCAAACTCCTTGAAGAATCGTACCGCATCGGCATCGAAGCGGATCTGTGTGTTGATGTACTTTTCCTGCTCACGCTGTTTCATTTCTTCGTATGCATTCTTGAATGTGTCATCGTATGCTGCACGGAGCCGTTCCGGCATGGAGCGGTAGGCGATCAGAGCCTCGCGTCCGTTACCTCCCCGCTGGAGGAGAGTAAGCTTGCCTTCACGTACATACTTGTCGTAAGTGGGCTTACTGATAATGCCACCACGAACAAGTTCCGTAAAGCTGACGCATAATGTGTTTCCGTACATTTCCATGATTAATTCGTTAAGATTGTAGTCCGGCTCCGGGACTTGAACCCGGACGGCAGCCGCTTTACCTCTTTTTACCCCTATTGAAACCGATGTCAGAGAGTTTGCTGTTATCCTGATGGTAAAGTTCTGCAAGCCGGATGTGATTTATACCTTTTACTCTCTGTCCATCCGTATTGCAGCAGGTATGAGTGCCAGGCAAAGGCAGATTGTTATAATCAGGTTTATTGATCCGTCTGTCAGTCGGTTAAGGATTGCAGCTGCTAGTATCAGCAGCAGATAAATGGTTGTAGGATTGATTCGTTTCATGATTCTATGGTTTTGAGTTAGGAGCCATCCCTATTCTCTCGAACCAGAATGGCAAGGATTCATCACTTATGCAGTTGGTTGTAAATTACAGTTGAATAACTTCCTCATACGGGTTTTCCAATTTTTTCAGCTCGTAGAGTTCCGCCCCGTGATTCAAGGCATACGAACGGATAAGTCTTGCTGTAGGGCTCTTTGTATCGTATGCCAGAGCGGCATCCACCGTACGGGTTGTAACATTCAGTTTCCGGGCGATTTCTTCTTTCAGCTCCCGGCTTGCTTTAATGAGTTTTCTTGTTTCTGCCATTTCGTTATTGTTTTTATCGTTATTATTCGGTTAAAAGTCCGTCCCTATTCTCGCGAACCGGAACGGTTTTGCTACATTTGTAGCGATGCTAAACAAACTAACTTTATTTTGATTATGAGTACTGTATATGTTTATGAGTCTTTTTACTCTGTCGTAGTTGAGTCTAACAGGCATGATACCTGTCTTAATGAATACAATCGGATCAAATCGCTTGCAAAAGCTTTTAATGCATCCATTGTGAAGGAAGCTAAATCTGCAAGGAAAGGAGATGTGCTCTCCCGAAATATCATGATCAGTTTTAAAGCCCATTCTCATGAAACCATTATTTTTAGAGAAGCACTGGACATTATAATCGGTAGTATCAACATCTGGAATCCGGGATTGAAAGCATATATCTATGACAGTTCAGTGGAGCGGACAGATGCATCTTTCGGCCTCACTGACTAAATTCCACATCTCCTCTATGCTGTTGTCGCACAATGTAACCAAATCCGGGTGTTCTTTCCGACATTCGGATTTGGCTGTTTGTGCGTGTGCTATCATCTCGTCCAATATCCTTTCCAGCTCTTTATAATCAATCTTATGCTCTTTCATAGCTTCATTCCTCCCACGTGATGCAAAGTTGTTCGTAAGCGGGTTTCTTCTCCGGATAGGTACGCCCTTCCTGACGGTTCTTCTTTGCCAGAAACTGGATGCATTTTGCAACCGGATAACTCATTGAGGTTCCAGCATACACCTTCTGCACATGCCCTAGCGTGACACGCTGCTTCTCGGCGGTAAGGCAAAGCTCCGCACGGCTGATGTAGGGTTTCACGTTTTCTTTCCACTGGCTGAAGTACGGACGGAACTTGGGAAGAGGAAGACGTTTCGTGCTTTCCGGACGCTCGCCGCTTACCGAGTAGCTTCCGGTGCGTCGGATGCTGGGAAGTACTGTGCCGGTTACCCAGTTGACAAACCTGTCGGCTTCCGGCTTGTTGCTTCGAAATGCAAGTTTGTAAACGGCTGCTTCATTGATTAATGTCATACGTCTAATGTCGCTCACACCACCGTCTGAGCCGTTAATGGTGAGTTTTACCATTTGCGTCCATTCATTAGGAATATTGTCTAATGTGTGTCCACTCCAAGTAATATTTAAGGCCATTGCTACATCCTTAGCTACAAACCAAGGCTCATCATTAATAACTTGTGTCCTTACGTTCACGTTCTCATTCTCGTTGTAGAATACTTGCAGACCTGTTGTCTGCTGAATGTTCGCTTTATCCATAATTTGCGTTTTTAAAGTTTATTTTCTACCTTTAGAGCGTCTTCGGTATTGAAGACTGTGCAAATACATAGACTATTGTCTATTGAAGCAAATTATTTATCGACTTTTTTCTATATTTTTATGAAGGCTATAGAACGTTTATATCAGTACATGGAGTATAAAGGCTTGAAACCTACAGCTTTAGAAAAGGAAATTGGACTTTCAAATGGATATTTGGGCGTACAAAGGAAAAGAAATGCTGATATGGGAGAAGGCGTTTTTCTTAAAATTATAGACAATTGTCGAGATATAAATTCTTCTTGGCTCCTTACTGGAGAAGGAAATATGCTTCGCTCTGAGTCTGAAAAGGAAGAAAAACTGCCATCCGTAAACCAAACTTACGAAGGAGCACCCTATTTTAACGTGGATTTTATCGGAGGTTTTGACTTGATTGTAAATGATCAGACGGTGAACCCTGACTTCTACATCAATTATCCTCCCTATAATCAACCTGGAGTAGTGTGGTGTAACCTCACCGGTCACTCCATGGAGCCGGAGATAAGCAATGGTGACATTATCGCACTTCGTGAAGTAACGACACCTATCCAGTATCTCCCTGCCGGAGAAATATACGGTATTGTCACAGAGGAATATCGCACAGTAAAGAGAATACGGTTAAGCCAGAAAGAAGGTTTTGTCCGGCTTATTCCTTCGAACAAGAGCGAAGAATTCTGCGAGCAGGAAATCCCCATCAGCATGATCCTTAAAGTATATGCTGTTTTGGGAAGTATCAGGAAATTCTTTTAACGCAATATTATTATGAAAAAGATGTTTTTAATTCTGGCAATGATTTTGCCAATGTTTATTACAAGCTGTTCTGATGATGAAGAAGCTACAGTTCTGACAGGTACAACATGGGAATCGACTGAAGAATACGGTGGAATTGTGTATTTAAGGTGGACTCTTACTTTTCAAGAAAGTACATTCTCCATTACGATGGATGAAGATGCTGATGCAGATGGCGTTTTCGATAAGAAAGATTCCGCATCAGGTTCTTATTCAGTAGACGGCAATAATGTTTCGCTGAATGCAGAAGGCTTGACAATGAGCGGAACATTCAGCGATAATGTGATGCACCTGGATTCCGGTGAAGAAGGTGGCGAATTCGTTTATTATAAGAAATAACGCTTTATTGGTATTTAAAAGGCGATTAAAACAATAATAATTATGGGAACGTTCATAAAAGAGATTGTCTATAATCAAGCTTTTATAGACCAGACATCCCGTCGTAAAGGAGATGAAAGGAACAGGGAGTTCTGGCAGAAAATGGAAAGCCTTCATATTAGCTACCCCGATTGTGATATTCTTATCGAAGCGTACGCTAAGGAGCACTTTTCTACCGGGATTGCAGAAGACCTTAAAATTACTTGCAGTTCTCCGGATGTTCAGGATTTGGCGAATCGCATATACAACACTGATTATTATGTCGTTCCTCTAAAGCTATCGGAACTGGGATGTGCGGAAAAAGACGAGGTGATTGCTCATATCTTGCAAAACGGCTGATACAATCAGTCAAGTATAAATGCATGTCTATGTAATCACTCACAGATACATTCTCCTGTATTACAGGAGTTATCATCGTGTTGAAATGGGGGTCTTTTACAATTAGATTCCCCTTTTCATCCACAAAATCAAAAGAAACAATCAATTTTCCTGCCATACTCCTAAAAATAGCTCCCGGACTTTCACCGGGAGCGTTCACCTTAAACCAAATACCTATAAAAACGCAAATTCCAAAAAAGTATTGGGGCAGAACCCGGACTCGAACCGGGGACCATACAGGGAAGCGAATTGTATCCTGCTGTTCTACCTGCTGAACTATTCTGCATCATTTCTACACGCACACACACGTTTTCACCGTAAAAATACGTATTATCATTAAAATAAACACTATAAATCAGCAACTTACATTAATTTTACAACATAATCAATGAGAAAATATATAATACTATCTATATCAAAATACAGATTAAAGCGCACTAATATTACACACAAAAGGCAATCTCCTACCAAATACACGACTTAAAACCAGTTAAAAAGGTATGCCCAACTTTTTATTTTGCGCATAAAATAAATAAAAAAGGGTATGCCCAACTAGTATGCCCAAAGGTATGCCCAACCCCTTTTTTAACATTTAAGGAAGAGATTCTGAAACCGCTTGTTTTTCCCGTCTAAATGGGTACTTAAACAGATTTCTAAACGCCTAAACAGGCATAAAAAAAAGCCGAAATAAGCCTTTACAGCCTATTCCAGCCCCGTTTAGGTGATATTTATAGTGTGATGTAACAATCTTGTCTTAAAAGCCCGCGTTTAGAACGTTTAGATGTAAAGTGTTTGTAAAGCAATGTCACATTTCGTTTTGTGTTTCCATGAAAGCCCATTTTCGTTTAACTCGCTGATAAACAAACCGCAACAACATTTTTGCCGCCGTTCTATCTTACACAATTCGTTCTGATGCCCGTATCTGTGTGATGGTGTGTACACATTTTCCTCCTGCTGCAAAATCAACGATTTCCTCCCAGCAGAGAGTAAGTATGTCACTGAGTCTCAAACTAGTCAGGCACGAAAAGAGGGAAGCGGTTTTTAGAACTGGTATCTTGCATGGTGTTTCGGCCAGACAGTACAATTCCTCTACACTCAAATAGTCCTTTACCACATCTTCCGGTTCAATCTTTTCCAGGAAATCATTTATGTTTGCCTTGATCAGCCGATTGCGATAGAGAATTTTCAGGAATCCTCTGAATGTGGACCAGTAGCCGGACGCAGAGTTTCGTGTAATATATCCATCCCGTTTTAGCTGTCTGGCATTGAGCAGATATTCACGAAACTTGTTGCACAGCTCCACATCAATTTCTTCGAAAGTACATTTGCCATGTACGAAGTTATAGAAGTGCTGATAAACGAATTCCCATTTCTGGTCGTGCTTGGGAAGTTGCTTACGGTAGTATTCCAGAAAGTCTGCCTTATATTTTCTCTTGTCGAAGAAATCATATCGTTCGTTTACGATAGCTTCAAAGCGCCGGCATCGGATGGCTTCTGCTTTCTCTGACATGGTTGCATTGAAGTCACGTTCCCGCTGGTTCTTCGGATTTGCATAGATATAAATGTTCAAACCTTCGTGACGGATAGTCTTCATCGTTTCCTGGTCACGGTAGCCCGGATAATAGTCCAGATAGAAGGAAAGCATACCATTTTTTAACGGGCGGGTTCTCAAAGTTACAGTTTTACATTCTGACATAGTTACAAATGTTATTAGTTGACTTAAATTTTGCGGTGAAGATGCACAATGACTTTATGCAGACCGCATTCAGCATAAAATCATTTTCCAGTCTGTATATATGTCTGTACAGATTCATTATCTGGCGCCCATAATGTGGTCAAATTCCACTTTCAGGAATCTCACAAAACGCCCTTTCTTCTCCCGTTTTATTTCGTGGAATTGCAGAATGCCGTAAACAGAATCCCGTGTGAGACTATACTTCTTCATGGCTTCCTGCACGGTATAGTATTCTGAAGAATCATCTTCGGTTGTCTTCTTGGACAGATCGAAGTGAAGTTT